TATAGTCTATGGTGGTCTAAGATATACACAAACAAGACATTCCATATATTGTAAGAAATGTTTAGAAACGATAGAAAGCAAGCATGTACACGATTTCAAAATGTGTTCATGTGGAGCAGTAGGAATTGATGGAGGAATCTCTGCTGGAAATCGTATACTAGGACATCTATCGGATATGGAAGATCGAAGTATGTATTGTGCAATTGTTGATAAAAAGAAGGTATGGCTACCACAAACGGCTATTGAAGAATATTTCAAAAAAATAGTCGATTAAAATATCAAGCAATTTAGTCAATAAAGATCTTATTACAGATTCCATTTTCAAATCGCAGCCACTGAAAGGCAAATACAAAGACGTGAACCTCCCACTCCGTATCCTCTGTGCCACCAGGCGGCTTGACATCCAGTGTTAACCGTAAAGAACTTAAACGGCTCGCATTGATTGTTCCACTTGGATTATGCTCGCCAGGATGAGCAGCAAAGGAATAGCCATAAATAAAAGAATCATAGGACACCTTGCCCCCTTTATGAGCACGGCCAATATGAGACCGAAACCATTCTTCATCCTTATAAATAATATCCATTCCATTGGCTTGTATCCGAGCCTTTGATAAAAGAGGAACAGCAGGAGAAAATGTCGGATTATAGTCTTTCTCAAGAGTCGCACTAAAATTAGTCCAGTCATTATTGAGAGTTATAGCTGCCTTACGCCTTAGAAACCAGACAATTTCTTCAACCGGTTGATTTGCTTCGAGAGGTAACTGAACTGTAATGATATCACTTCCTGTCTTATTTACAACATACTTCATAGGTTCATTAAAGTCAAACTGCTGAATTTCTCTGAATGCTCGCTCAAAGGGGGTACGAAAGATTGCATCACGATAAGGACCATCCACTAATTGACCATATGTCAGAAGTTGAATTTGCCGTAATTCTGGAGGATACTGAGCTGTTGTAATTGTCTTTGTAGGATACCCAATAATTGCTGTATCTGTAAATGAAAATGTCTTATTCATTGGTGTATCTGTACACGAAGCACGCGTACCTGACGCAATTCGCACAATCTGATCAAACCTTTTCAGAGTCACACGCACACGAACAGTACCATCACGACAGGCTAGATTAGGAAATGTTTCCTGAATACGCTCTCTTAACAAAGAGAATACAAGAGGAATTGTTATCCAGCCATCTTCTGCAGGAAAAATCCGAGTTGTTGGAAAGGCTTTTATATCAGCAATAGAATAACGGCCTTCTACAGATGCACCTCCAAATTGTGAATTTAGTTCTGGAAATAAGGCAGATACAATTGCACACGTATCGCCTGTAATCCGTTCAAGAACCTGATCATCCACTTCCAACGTTGCTTCTTCCAATAAAATTGTACCTAATGAATTTGCATAGGTCCACATTAAGGCAGGATTTTTGTATAAGTAACGCTTACTTGTCAAATATTGCTGCTCTAGAGCACTATACCAATGAGGCATCTGTACCTGAATAAAAAGACCCTGAAGTAAATCTCCACAATCTAAGCTACCAATTTCAAATGTAAAACGCTGACCAAGCTCGGCAGGGCCTATAAAGGTAAATTCACGAAAGACTGATGTAAATGGAATTGTCTGTTGTAGGTCCCCGCGATAGAACCGACTAACTTCGGTTTTTAATGGAAAAAAGAGTCCATCTTGATCATCTCGCGTGATTAAATCAATTAATGTTGTCGCAGTTCCTCTTGGTATTTTGGTCCCATAACTATCTTTCTGACTTATATCAACAGGCATCGGGTCTCCTCTACTTTGTCCCTGTGCTTCCAAATCCACCCGATCCGCGGCTAGTTTCATCAAGGCTCTCCACATAGACAACCTGATAGATATATCCCAGATCAGGCGCTAGAATCTGAAAGAGTCGCGTACCTGCATCAACACTTGCCAGATTTGATCCTACAGATACAATTGGAGCCTTGAGCTCTCCACGATAACTCTTATCAATAATACCACGGCTGTTTGCCATCATAAAGCTTGTCTTGAAGATGGATGACCGGGGTTCCAGTGTATAATGGCAACCCTGTTCATATCGGTCTCCATTTGGAAGAATAGTACACTTAATCATTCGGGCCTTGATTCCAAGAGGCGCAAGCGCTGCGACTGGCCTCGGAAGCTCCTTATTAACAATCTTTACATCATAACCAGCATTATCAGCAAGTAGGTTCTCAACCGTTCCTACAGCAGGATAAAACGGAGCACCTTCAGGAAGTACGACAATCTCCAAACGATACGTCGGATCAGAAGCCATACCTGTATATAGCTTGGCAGTGGGTCAATTTTTGACAGGTGAGGCTAAATTTGAATGCGATTCATTTAGTACAGTAGGGTATTCAACAATAGATGACTGAGTCTATTGAGTACCTCCTACACGCTGATACTGATAATGTCCAGATGGATTATGATAATACTCACGTTATCATCAAGACTCACGTAAAACTCTTTGTAGTTCTCCTTACTCTTCAATTCTTGTGTATTCTATCAAATATGAAGTTTGCTGCTCTCAATATTATTATCTGTCTCTATCTGGTGTCCTATCAGATTTGGACCTGTATTACGATACTCAATGAACAGTTTGAACTTCGCGCAATCGTTGACTCAACGGATGACGATGATCAGGAGGTGGATGAGGATGAAGAGGCTGAGGAGACTCAGGAATCTCAGCGAGAGACTCAGGAAGATGAGGAAGGTGAGGAAGGTGAGGAAGATGAGGAGGATGAGGAAGACACTCAGGAAGAGCATCCTACTGACGAGCACCTTATAAATGAACAGCCTAATGGCAATAATGCTGACGATGAATCTGAAGTAGTTGATTCAATTCCTGCTCCTGCAGATGTTCCAATTCCTGAAAGTGAAGATGAGACTGAGCCTAATGCAGTAGAACCTGATGCAGTAGAGACTCCTGTAATCCAGATTCGTCGCCGAGGCCGTCGGTCAACTAAGAAGGACTAATTTGCAAAACGTAACGTCCCTCTATCCTCTGAAACAATGTAAAGACCCCAACCAATTGTTACTGCGCGTATAATCGTTCTTTTTTGTCCTGAAAGAGATGATGAAAGAGTATCTGTAATATTAAGATAAAGAGTTGGTTTATCTGCTATCGTAAAGTTAAGTGTTCCTGAAGGTGAACGATTTTCAGGTGCTCTATATCCATAGCTTGGACCATAATTAACCGAAAGCCACGATAGATTGAGGCCTGATGTTTTTTCTGATTTTGTAAATGGAGATAGATTCTCCCATATATCAGATGGCCATTCCGTTTCGCGGTCTTTTCCTGCGACAATTAACTTTAATGTGTTATAGAAAGGTCCTTGATTATAAGGATTCTGTAAAGACCAAAGACGATTCCGATCAATATCATATTGTGATTGAAAAAAGACAAGAACGCCTTCAGCAGGGTGCCTACCATCAATTCGCTTCGTCACATATGAAGTACCCCCATTCCCTACAGACACGTAATCGGTCGGATCAAGTGTAAGCTTATTTTCAAAAGGTCTTAGAAAAGGAATCTGAATTTCAGATTGCTTGAGTTCTTTCTGTAAATCTTGACGTATATACTGTTGAGTCGTCTCAAGACTAATAACCGGTTTACCTATCGTCTCTCTTTTTACTGGTGTAATTGATGATACTGTCGAGTTGATATCTGTACAGACTAAATCTGTTCGTGTCCAAGGAGTTGGTTTGACCTGTGAATCTGAACTCTCCACAAGATCTTCAAGTTTACGTAACTTACACCGAAGCCGATATTTCTGACCCGGAAGTGCGACAAACGGTAAACCGCCATCATCTACGTGCGCGGCTCCTATCAGAGGAAGTCTTAGATATAATGTACTCGGTGTTGCATTGTGCTGAATATCTAGAACAGATCCAGTATGTGCTCCAAATTCTTTTAGAGCAAGTGCCTCTTGATTTAATGTACCGTATAGATGTGTCCACGCATACAGAAAATCACCAGAGAATTCCTGTAGTAAAAGTTGATCTTGATAAAATTGAATTGACTCAAAAAGAAAGGCACCAATTCCCTGGCAGTATCCATAGGACACACCACTCGCATCCCGAATCGTTGTAGACTTATTCAGATTTGCAAAATAGATTGGAAGCCAGGTAGGAAGCTCAATCACAAACGCAACAGATTTCAATACATCGCCAAAGATCTCAAACTCCCATTCAACTGATCGGCCAAAGTCAACCGTATTCAGAGGCTGAGATAAACGTGTCTCATTAATGGTCGCCGGCCACGTGTCCATCGTATAGGAAAATGGCACGACTGCATCCTCTTTTTGATTCATAAAAAAGACATCTTTCTGGCCTCGCGCAACGAGTTCATATAAAGATCCTTCAGACGACGTAGCTGGTCTGTCCATCTAGTTTATAGTTGTGTTAATTCTGAATAAATTAGCGAACCGCAATAAAATTGAACTCCAACATAGATACAGTTAAGCTACACCAAAATGGAGCAATATCGTGTCCGTCAGCTGCTTTCCCTGATGGATTCGCAAAACCGAGCATCACTCAAGAAGCTTCTTCCTAAGAAGCTCGTGATGCCCGATGTAGCGACAGGCAAGTATCCATCCGCGATTCTTTCTGTGTTTCCCAAGGGTGAGTCCTACTCGCTCTTAGGATGCATTGCTGAAGAACTGCTACGCCTTCCTCTTTCTCAAGTTAACCTTGTTGCACTGCATACCGCAATTGCAAAGTACTATCCTGAGTACAGCGAGATCAATAAGACAAAGGTTGTAAAGTCCAAGACGACTCAACCCTTTCTTGACCATATCGTGGCAACTCGGACTAAACTTGATGCGGTTGTAAAGGGTCCTCTTACTTTTGACACGGTCGTGAGCTACGAGGCAGTTGAGGGGCATCCTGATGCGCAAACTCCAACGCAACTCTTTGAAGTCAAGCTTACAGGCCTGCTCAAGAAGAACTGGGTTGACTTTCTGTTCCAGATCTTTGCCTACGCAGCACTTCACGAGCCTGCAACTGATGTCTACCTTGTTCTACCCCTGCAAGATACTGTCTGGCACTCGTCCGTAGCTACATGGACAAATCGTAAGGCCTATCGGGACTTTCTGAACACGCTCAGCAAGACACAGCAGAATCCAACTGCAGACTCCTCACCCCTTCTTGGCCTGCTCCTACAGCAGACGCACCATATCGGATGCCACGTACAAAAGCTTAAGACTGTGGCTGCGACGCTAACTGGTCTACAGGATGCCGATCGGAACGCGCCGTATCAGATGTTCCTAACTGGGCCGCAGAGTACCAAGATTACGATGAAGGATGAAGATCTTGCTGCAGCCGCATCTGTGCAGCAGACAGATGCAGTCCGAATGTACGTTCACAGCCCGTATGTCATTAATCTCTGCCACAAACCTGGCAAGAATGAGGACTACGGTCTCGTCTGTCTACAGAAGAATCTTCAGTATGCCAATACGATGGGTCTCAAGGGTGTCGTCGTTCACGTAGGCAAGGCTACAACTGTAGAGCTTTCTGTAGCTATGGAGCATATGCGCAGCAATCTCTTGAAGGCGATAGATACAGCGACTGAAAGCTGCCCAATTCTGCTGGAGACTCCTGCCGGCCAAGGAACAGAAACACTGACGACCTACGATGACTTTGTCTCCTTTGTCCAGTCATTTGCTTCGGCCAAGTTGCGCATCTGCGTCGACACCTGTCACGTCTTCGCAACCGGGCAGAATCCGCTTGACTATATCAAAAAGATGTACACTGCAGATCCGAGTCTGCTGAAGCTAGTACACTTCAATGACTCAGCAACGCCGTGCGGATCCTGTCTAGATCGCCACGCCTTTATAGGTACAGGCAAGATCGGCTATGCAGCGCTCAAGGAGATTGCTGATTACTGTAAAGAGCGTAGCATTCCTATGTTGGTCGAGTAGATACCTCTTTCTTAATCTCAAGGACTCCCTTATCTGCATATTTATTTCTCCACTCTTCCTCATTTTTATAGTAGTTCCCGATCGGTGAGATTTCTCTAAGACTATTATCTGACTCCACACGAACTGTAGAAATTCGTTGGCCGTCTACAAACATTCTCAAGTAAGTCTTTTCCTGTGCTGGCCTATGTATTGATCTACAGTCATTATGATCTGTATAATTCCATCGCTTATTACAATATTCACAATACTGTTTACTGTTTGTCATTCTGATGGTTAATAGTAAATAATCTAGGTCAATTTTAGATGAGTGGATCAGGAGCTCTTAAAAGTGCATTAGCTGTAAAAGACAATAGTCCAGTCAAAAACACTAAAAACACTCAAGGTGTATCCAACGCTGTTAAAAAGGCATTGGCTCAAGCAGAACAAAATGCGGCTAATGCTGCGGCAAATGCTGCTGAATTTGAAAGACAGCAACAGGCACTTCGTGAAGAGATGGCTATGGCAGGTGCAGCAGGAGGACTATCGCAAGGCTCAGGAGTAGGAAATTCACAGGGTTCTGGCGTAGGATACACAACGATGGAAGAGGAAGGTGGTGGTCGCAGAACTCGTAAACACAGTAAAACTGGTAAGAAAAACCGTAAGCACCGTAAAACTACTAAGACAAGTCACAGACGCCATATGTAAATTTGAATGCCTTTTTAATATATTGATGTATACACAAATGCGTCTTATTATAGTTGAATCTCCTGCAAAATGCCAGAAGATTCAAGGGTTCTTAGGACCCGGTCATACAGTAATCGCCTCAATGGGTCATATCCGAGCACTGGCTCACGATCTTGACGCAGTAGGAATTAATAATAACTTTGAGCCTACCTACGAGTTTCTTAAAGAGAAGGCCAAAGCCATCAAGCAGTTAACTGATGCCGCCAAGGGTGCCACATCTGTTATCTTATGTGCAGACGATGACCGTGAAGGTGAAGCCATTGCCTACTCGGTTGCGGTCCTCTTAAAACTCAATATCGCAACGAATCCTCGTGCTGCCTTTCGTGAGATTACACGAAATGCTGTTCTAGACGCTGTAAACAATCCAAGAACAATCGATATGAATCGAGTTAATTCTCAGCAGTCCCGAGCAATGCTCGATATGATGGTAGGTTTCACGATTTCACCTCTGCTCTGGTCCTATGTTGGACCAGCACTATCTGCTGGTCGGTGCCAGACACCTGCGTTGCGGCTTGTTGTTGAGCGAGAACGCATCATTGAGACATTCAAGAGTGAAGGGTCTTGGCTGATATCAGGGGAGTGGTCAACAAATGAAAAGCCCGTAAACAAAAACTCAGTATGGCCAGCCGTAATGACAGAGTCACTGAGTGACGAGGAATCTGCTCAAAACTATCTAGAAAATCACAAAGATACAAAGGTCGGAGTTGTCAAGAAGGCTGAAACAAAGCCCTGGACAGAGTCTGCGCCTCTAGCATTAATGACGAGCACACTCCAGCAGCAAGCTAGCAACCTGTATCACTGCAATCCAAAGAAGACAATGCAAATCGCTCAAAAGTTATATGAAGCAGGACATATCACCTATATGCGAACTGACCAAGAGACAATGAGCGAAGAAGCAGTTGAAAATGCCAAGAAGGTTATTCTGGCAAAGTGGGGGCCAACCTATGTCAAGACAACTATGCCTCCGGTAGCAGCTACTGCTCTAACAAAGACTAAGAAGGCATCAGCGGCAGCGACAGCAGCAGAGTTGCCCAAGGCCCAGGAGGCTCACGAAGCCATTCGGCCAACACACTTTGAAAACTCTCAGTTGCCCGAAGGCGAAGACTGGGGTCTACAAGAAAAGAAGATCTATCACCTCATCTGGCTGAGAGCAATTCAGTCTGTGATGTCTGCTGCCAAGGGAGACAATCGTCTGGTAACCTTTGATGCTGAAGGAGACGATGGAGACTTTGAGTGGCTGGCCAAGTGGAGACGTACAACCTTTCCGGGCTGGAAGGCTGCTGATGAAAAAGATGCCAAGATTTCTGAAGCGCAGGATAGCGAAACAAATGAGACAGATGCTTCTGACGTTTCTTGGAAACTTGGAGAATCATTGGCTCCAACTCAGAGAGTCTATTGGCAACTACTTCTGGCCAAACCCCAGGAATCCAAGCCCCCCGGACGATACACCGAAGCAAGTCTGGTTCGCGAACTGGAGAAGAAAGGAATCGGAAGACCGTCTACCTTTGCATCACTGATCGCCACTCTTCTAGAGAAGGCCTATGTGGAAACCAAAGACATCGTCCAAGAAATCAAGGAATCCAAAACCTACAGTCTGACAACTCTAGGTCAGTGGCCTCCGACACTCTCGCCTTTCCAATTGAAGAAGGGAGGCGAGAAACTCCGAATGGTTCCCACAGCTCTCGGCCGTTCACTTCTCGATTTCACAGTCAAGAATTTCCCAGACCTCTTCGCCTATGAGTTTACGGCAACAATGGAAAAGCGTCTTGATCAAATTGCTGAAGGCAAGGAACCCTGGAAACAAGTTTTGGGAGATACATGGAATTCTTACAAGGATCGTCTGGCCACTTTGAAGAAGGCACCTTCGGCGGCAGCCGGATCAGGAGGACCAGGAGGAAATCCAAATCCGAAAGTCCGGGAATTTGGAAATGGCCTCAAGGCCGTTCTCTCCGCAAAGGGGCCTCTCCTTTTGAAAGAAGGAGAAACCAAAGAACAAACTGTCTTCTACGGCTGGCCTGGATCAAAGTCATTTCAGTCTCTCACGGAATCAGAGGCTCTGGCTTTTATTGAAAACGCTGGGAAGCAAAAAGTTGGAGAGGCGTTTGGAGAATTTGAAGGTGAACAGATTCTCCAAAAGTCTGGAAAGTTTGGAAGTTACTTTGAATGGAAAGGGATTCGGGTTTCTGCCGCGCCGGGAGATTCTCTAGAAATCGCAATTAAGAAACTCCAAGAAAAGGCTACAGCTCCTCCTGTTCGACAGCTCGGACCTTTCCAGGTTCGGACAGGGCAGTACGGTCCTTACTTGATGAAGGTGGTCGGAGGTAAAGATAAGCCTCAGTTTGTCAATATCCCTGCTGGAACTGATCTAGATTCTCTTACAGCTCAACAAGCCGGAGAGATCTTTGAGGCAGGACTGAAAGCTAAAGCTGCAGGAGGTGGTAAGGGCGGA